AACTAGAAATCCGTGATTAATACCACGGACCGAAATCGTACCACTGTGAAACAAGCACCGTCGTGAGACGTAGCTTGGTACGGCCCCTGAGAGTAAAAGTTTCATTTTGCTCTCGTGTTGATAATTGCCTGAGCCTCGCCATTAATACGGCAGGGCTGTCAAGAGAGTCGGTTAACCCGACGTCAAGCAAAGACTTAACACGCCATCCTTCGATGGCGTGCCGAGCCCTTGAGGGCGTAGATTCATCAAAGTTACTCGATAAACCTACGTCCCCAAGAGTCAGGGGGGTACGGAGCCGTAAAGGCTTAGGTATCCTCTGACAAAGATGGCGCCAAGCATCCAACAACATGCGATCACAACCGATGTGAGAACACCGGCGGTGAGCAAGATTGCGGATACCGTTAGCCAGCTTGTAAATTGCTTTAACATTCCTTGACCTTTCCTTTATGAAAAGAGGTTTACAATCAACACCCGCCCAATAATGGCTTCCACAGGATTCTCGAAAGTAACCATCAGAGAAAGACTTCTGATGGTTAATCTTGAATCCCATAAAGTCACATAAGGCGGAAAAGGAGTCTAGAGCATCTACGTGGATTAATACATCATCCCCATAGACGGATATCCCTTTAGAAGAGAGCCCGACCATCTTATGGGCAGCGAAAGCTGCAGCATAAAAGATCAAACTCTCTAACTCAAAGGTGTACCCATTGCCCATCGATGAGAATTTCTCCCATCGGTAGGGCCCCGTCTCTAGAATACCGTACTGGGATCGGCACGAGTCCATTACGCGAAACCAACGTTCAGGAATAAGATTCCGGACGAGTTCCGTAGCAATGGAGTCGCTGGCAGAAGAGAAGTCAATAGTTGCCCACTGATTGTCTTTCGACGCTCGGTAAGCAGCGTACTGATTTCTTTCCTGCCGTTTAAGATTGATCCCAAACCGTTGAAGCCGTCGACGAATCATAGTACCGATTGATTTTTGGAACCATAAATTGATTCCAGGCTCAATAGCGATAACACGATCCGTCTTCGAATTCTTCGGCACAGTGACCACATGGTTACCAACCTCCCAAGACCAACGCTTCTCGCTTCCGTAAAGGTGCGTTAGGTGCTGATCCCAGAGAGGGTAGGCAGCTGCAAAACTACTGCCTACAAGGTCGTACAGATCACGCGTGATTCCATTCTCTGAATGGAACTTATTGATGGCCGAGACATAACTTCCCTTTAAACGGGTTGTCACGCCCGGGCCCCAATTAGCATCATCGAAAAATTCATCCACCGAAAAATCCCCAAGAATCTGGGCTATTTTCCCGCGGGCTACATTAAGTAACCAACGGTTAGACCCTAATAAGGGATCTAAAGCCAAATCCTTGAAACGGGAGTTAGTCAATCGACACAGTTCTTCGAACTTAAAGAACTTTTTCATAGCCACTTCCCTTCTATCGAAGGTGGTGTCCAGAAAAGCTGCTTTCGACAGCAGCATTGTCGCTAAATAATCGTCTCGAAACTTAGATACTTCACAGTAGTTAACTGGGAAGCACTCTAGGTCTGTTAACTGATCATGATCTTCTCTACTCTTTGAGGAATAGAGGAGCCATACAGTCAACGCTCGAGGCGTATTTAAAGATGAAAGTATATCGTAGATGCAATCATCCGTTAGTCTGGATGGTGCGCGAAAATCACGAAAGGCAGTGACTGCCTTTCCATGAGAAGCTTGGCTTTTCA